AATCCTCAAAGTAAACGTCATCATTGGCGTTTATAGGTTTTGCTAGTTTTACGACATTCGCCTGTCGAGTTGTCTGTTCCCCTTCTTTCACCACGTCGAAACCTTGTCAGCCCCATCAAAAGTGTACGCACCATTCCCTTCGTACACTTTTGGTGGAGCTGGGGAGAATCGAACTCCCGTCCGCAATGCTTCCAGTTCACTTCTTACAACCATAAATACAGTATACTAAAATCCTACTCCTCTGTCAATAGTTTTTTATCAAATAGCAGGTTTTATTTTACCTGAAACGATAGTATATCCTTCAATTATACCATTACCAGTATCTAATTCTACTTTAGCGATAACACTATCAATCTTACTATGATCCACGTATTCAGAAACTAAATCTGTAACCAAAAATGGTGCTGGCCCAGGCAACACCAGACAAACACCCAAACTTATCATTTCTTTCAATGCCAATATGGTGCCCTGTTTAGATCTTTTATCAACATAGGCTAACTTTTCTATCGTTTCTTCATCTTTGCAAAGAAAAACAGTTCTAACTATTTGGCCAGGAGTCCATTCATGAACTAGTGGTTTTTGTTGTGATTGTGGTTTTTCAGGCCAAGGTATAACATTACGTGGTGTTGTTTGAGCATTTGCAATATTAGGCAGTAGCAACCCCAATATCATTGTCAACGTTAAAATTAGGTATTTCATTTTTCTCTTCCCATCTATGTATAGATTCAGTAAGCATTGGAAGATAATCGTGTTTTTTCTTTATGAATTCTTGTGTTGTTCCATCTTCAGTAACTACAAGTATCACTACTTGATCAACGAGTATTCCCGCTCTCTCACCAAACATCTCAGCGTATGCTGCACCTTGAATGTAATAATTTTCATTCCATGAATCTGTGCGTTCACTAGTGGAAGTTTTAAAATCTATGATTGATAGTTCACCATTGTATTCTGCAATACAATCTGTTCTACCGGCGACTCTGTACTTATCACTATATAAGCCACACTCCTGTGCATGTATATTATTTATGTTACAAAGCAAGTTATCTTTCATTTCATTGAAGAGGCACCAAGGTAGAAAATCTTTTTTATGATGTGAGATATCCTTATTGTTCAGATAGTCCTCACACATATGATGAACCTTGGTGCCTCTTGAAGCTGCCTTTCTTGCAATATGATTTGCAACATCCTCACCCACTCTCTTACGCCACTCAAACAGTCCTTTCTTGTTACGGTCTGAGAGCACAGTCGTAATTGATGGATAATATCCCTTTGGTGTAACGTAAAACCTTTTACCATCGATGTTCTTTGTCTTCAAATCTGCCGTAGGAAACCACGACATATCTACATGATTAAATTTTGTCATTTGTTAAATCAACTCAAAATGTGGTGCATCAATAAACGGACGGCGACCCTGTGACCTACGAAGATCAACATAACTCAGCATAGCTTCTTCCATAGTATCATCCCACTCACGAATGTCAGACACACTCCACGCAGCACCCCAACGAACGCCAACGTCCAACTCAATCGCAGCAGCTTTCATCGCATCTGCAATTTCATCATACACATTCAGTTCCCAAGAACCACGTCCATCGATGTATGCCATCAAATCCACAGCCTTACCTTCTAGGTGCTTTGACTTCATAGTCTTGGATGCACCCTTAGCAACAAGTGCTTTCTGTTCTTCCATAGTTCTGAGTCCTTGAATCACACCAAAGTCAACTTCTGTCAACTCAATAGCACGTTCAACGACTTTAACCAAATCTTCCTCTACGCCTTCTAGGCGACTTTTTGATCTTGACGATAAATTATAAGCCATTTTATTTTTCTCCTTTCGGTGGTTGGGTTAGTCTATGTTCTGTAACCGGAATTACACTTTTTTCCCAATCCACTGTTAAATTACCAACTGCCATTATTCTTTCGTGTTCACATTCTTGTTCAGGCACAGAGTGATATAACCACGCAGGCCAAAGAATTACTTGACCAGCATTTGGTGTTACCATGAATGGACGATCAACATCACCCCAGGCACCAGCATCATTAAAAACTAACGGAGCGCAACTGTCACAACCCTTTACACAATATGTAAAACTCCATGTGTAAGGCCAGTGTTGGTGTGGTTTTGTAAATTGTCCTTTGTTATAAATGAGGCCCCAGCTGTCTACAACTTCATAGTCATATTGTCTAGGGTCACCATTTTCATTTGTTGCATTTGCAAGTGGCACTGTCTTGGCAAGACTAATTACCAATTCACCTAATTTCTTAAAAGAATCATATTCTTGATGCATGTCCCACTGTGTCATATAACATTTTGCAGCAGTGGCACCTTGCAATCTATCACCAGAGTTTCTAATGTCATTCTCCAGTTCTTGATTAAATGCATCAACATTACTTCCCCGTAGATTTTTAATCTTTACGGGAGACTTCATGTGAAATATCGGCCAATCCTTTTGGGATGGCTTGATATAAATTTTATTCTCCATGAAAACCCATTTTCATCTTACTAATGATGTAGCTTCTTATGAATCCAGATCTAACAATGTCACCAATGTTAAATTCCATGCAGTTAAATTCTTCCATCTCTTGTAGAATGTGTAAGAAATTGTACAAACCATTTTTCTCATTTGTCTTTTGTAAATCTGTTTGGCTAAAATCTCCACAGAAAACAATCCTTGAGTCCTGTCCTACTCTTGTGATAATAGTGTCGAGTTCATGAAAGTTTAGATTCTGACATTCATCTACTATAATGATACTGTTATCAAATGTCAACCCTCTAAGAAAAGAAGTTGATAAAAAGAACAAAGAACCTTGTGATTTCAGTTTGTCGTATAGATTGTTGAATGCTTGTTCATTTGGCATTTTAAACATCCAACGAACCATGTTCTGATATGGCACCTGATACAATGCAGCCTTATCTTCTTCATCTCCAGGCAGAAAACCAATCTCTCTGGTAGGTATCAAAGAACGGACCAGAATCACCTTGTCATATGGTGTCTTCAAATCCAATACATCTTTTAGACCAAGATACAAAGACACAAAGGTTTTGCCAGTTCCTGCCGCACCATACAAAAATTGATGTTTGTCTTTCTTCCACGAATCAAAGACAATTTTTTGATTGTCAGTAATAGGTTTGATATCAATCAGACTAGATTGTACAATATCTTTAGCAACTTTCTTAGATGACATTATTTTCTATTCCTGTGTTTATTGAAAATATTTTCAGCTTGTAATCTTTTAGTGCTCTTACCACTACCATACTTATCTGCCATTGGTGAGTCAGGATGTTTGGAAGCAATACCTCTCATCACATCTTTAAATCCTTCATCGTTCTTTGGGCCCACGCCCATAAGATGATCTCCAGTCAAAGCAGGAGCACAATCAGGATTCCACACTCTTTTGATATGTGGATTTTCCTTCATCATTTTTTCCATATCAGAAATAGACATGAACTCGTCATATTCTGTTCCTGATAACTCATTAAAAAATGTATACGTTGGCATTATTCTTCAGACTCCAATTCTTTATTTAACTTTTTTAATTTTTTGTGTAGATATGAAAAAAGAGATTCTAACATCTTTAATTCTGTTTTAGATCTATCAACTATGCTTAAACCTTCTAAAGAATTTTTTTTAGCTATTCTATCTATATGATTCTGAATTTCTTTTTCTGCTTTCTCTATTTTTTCATTTATGTAGTTATGCGGATTCTCCGACATTAAACCACTCCGGTATCTTCACGTTCTTCCACTTTGCGAAATTTGCTTTCTCATTTATATAGTATGAACGATAAGCCTCTACAGTGTCATCGTTCTTACAATAATCTGGCATACATTGGGGTGGGTCAGTAAGCTTTACTCCATAGGGAATATTAGTAGGAGTCCGAGCAAGACACCCTTTCAGTCGTTCAGTCGCATGGTGTTTTTCATAGCGATATGTATACTCTCGCATAAGAGCAGTCATATGTTTCCACAACCAAACATAGTTTTGAGAACTAGAACGAACCCAAATTGTACTTGGATGGTTTTTATGTGCCATCTTATACATACCTGTTTCGTTAGCGTAGTCATCCCCATCACATACACGATGAGCAGTAGAGAGCATTTGAGCAGACTCTAAGATCATCTTAACCACATGGCGATCACACTGCATTTGTGCGGCAATAGTAGGGTCTTTATCCAAATAAAATATATTCATGGTCTTAACCAATAAAACTCTTCAAAAATTGAAACTTCTTCATCAATACTTGCTGGTATTTCTCCATCAATGTATCTCCATATTCTACCATCACTTAAAATCAATTGCGGCCGCTTGGGATATTTTTCTCCCCTCTTACGCCAAGGATCTGAACTTATTCCAGAACCAACTTTCTTTTTATTAATAAGATAATCTCTATCAGGATGATATTTGTGAATAAATTCTTTTGCGGGCCACTTATAAGAAGTCCAAGTATTTTTGTGTTTCTTATCATGATTGGACATCGACCAACGTTGAAATTCTTCTGTATCATAAAATGCTAAATTAACTTTATATTCTGTTGCACCAGAAAAATTTATTGGCATACGATACTTAACATGTTGCCACTTTAAAGAAAAATTAATCCACCAATATAAATCGAATCTAGTTTTAATTTCAAATGGTGCACGAGTAACATGTTCATCTATGTATTTCCAAAGTTCTGGCCGTATTTTTAAATCTGCTGGCCAAACTGAACTCTTACCTCCTTCTAAAAAAACTGGAGCATATACTTTCTCCAAATCCCATTTTTTCATAATTTGCCAAGAATCATGAAAAGCATTATCATCGTCTATTACACTGTCACTACCAAAAAGTTGGTCACCGCAATCACCAGATACTTTAAGACAATCTGTTCTGTTATAAAAATTAGTGTCATATAACATATGCACTTGTACAGGTTTCCATTGCTTGGAGACTACTTTGTTATACAGACTTGGAAATTCCTGTATTGAATCTATAGTATATCTTACATGCAATTCTTTGTCAATAGGTTTTGTTTCTAACAAAGCTAGAAGTGCAACAGAAGAATCTATTCCGCCACTCCATCCAATATGGACAGGAAGGTTATGTTTTTTACGAGCTAGATTCCAAATACCATCTGCTGCTTCTAATGCACAAGTTTCAAATGACTTTTCTGTGTTAACATCAAAAGGAATTGGACTATAATCAAACCAAGAAGTATTAGTCTGTCCTGTTCTATCTACTAGAGTAGAGGTAGCTCCAACAAATTTAGCAACATATTTGATAACTGGATTATTAAAACGAACACCATTTGTTCGATGATCTCGACACCAAATAATTTTTATTCTTTTCGTATTTGCAAATTTTTGAAGAAGATGGTGATCAAACATTACCATTAAAGAATAAGTCCACTAGTTGCTTTAATATACGCCTTTTCAACAGTATCATTACTTTCTGTAACAAGAACAATACCAGCACCCCAAAAAGTTACTTCTTCCGGGCTCTCTTTACCAGTAAGACACACACCATGAGCAAATCCCATACCACCATCTGGTGTTTGAACAATCATCCTTGGATTTTTAAGTGTTACTTTAGTGTCGCTTTGATAACTAAGTTTACCAACAAATTCACCAGCGGGTGTTACCACTGACACTAACACATCTTCATCAATCATTTTTTCTATCCCATCTATAAAAAATATGTTTATCAATTTCCGTTGTTCTTATGAACTTCTTTCTCCAAGAGGGCCGAACATAATTAGCATGATAAAATAAGGCACCATCAGTAATATCAACCCACTGTCCATCATTATCCAATATTTTACGAGCAAAGTCAAGTTTTTCTTGATAAAGTTTTTTGTTTGATGGATTGTCAGACTTTCCATCACAATACCAACTAAATTGACATTTATTACTGCCTTTCTTATATCCTTGTTTTACCACCTTACATATTGTATCTGGAAATCTGTCATCATTCACACGATTTATGACAACAGAAGAAACAGCAAGCATTCCTGCTGTGCCTTGATTTCCAACTTCAAAGTACATATTTTTAGCAAGGCATTCTACTTGTTCTTCCCTGTCTTCTGCATGCCAAGAAATATTTAATATGCTACCAAGAGCTAACAAAGTCCCAGCAACCCAACCACCGGCAGTATCTATCATGTTCTTGGATGCTCGCCAGGATAATCATCATCTGGTTGCATGTACTCTTCAGTCCAACCAAATGCTTCTTTAACCACATTAGCAGACAAACCTTTATACTTCCTATGAAGAGCTTTATCCTTTGCAGCAACTATAATCTCTGCCTCGTCTTGATGCAATCCTTCCAACATCTGAATAAACATGTTTTCTCTACGATTAGTCGTTAGTTGAGGATTGCCACCTTTAATATAATGAAACAAAGTTCTTGCCTCATGCACAAGCATGTTATGCTCTGTTCCTTCTGGAGCCTCATTTGGTGTGTATGGAACATCACCTTCTGGCAAATCCCACTCAATGTTAGGATCAAAAGACGACTTGAGAACCATTCTCAATGCATCTGTATTGTGTTGTCTCAACAACTCAATCTTCTTTTCTTTTGTCTTCGCCTTCGCAACTTTGTCCAAAACCTCAGACATTAATGGTGTATATGGCATTTTAAAAATCTCCTATGTTATCCATCAATTCTTTTAACTTATTATCTATAAAATAATTTAGTAATTTACTACGGTCACCTTCTGGTGCTTTATGATATGTCTCTAAACATTCCAAAAACAACTCTTTAGGTGATTCTTTCAAATCAATCAGCTTCTGATTCCTCTGATAATTACGATACCAAGATGCTGCATAAAGCAATTCACCTTCATTCAAATCCTCTAAGATATCAGCAATCTTTTTCTTACTCAATGGACGCTGACGCAATCCATCAACAAACGTATTGTCTGGCGACAACACATTTGGAATACCATCACTTACATCACCCTTTAGAATATGCTCACAGAGATATTCATTAGGGTCAACACCCTCAATAAACTTTTTTGTGATTGGACTATATTGTGAAACATTGGTGTATTTCTGCAACTGAACAAAATCTTTATCACCGGACAAAATCAACGTCTTGCCATTGTCAAACTCAAGTTCAAGACACAGAGCAGCAATGATATCATCAGCCTCTGCACCGTATACCTCAAGAACTTTGTATGGAAAGAATTCTATGAGTTCTTCTTTAACGGTATTCAAACAATCAAATATATCATTCCAATCATGACCAGAGGTTTCTCTGGTTTTCTTTCTACTGGCTTTATATTCTGGAAAGAAATCACGTCTCCAATAGTGACGGGAATCATAACAGATAACCAACTCACCATACTCCTCACGAAACATCTGACGATACATACGAAGAGAATTAAGAATCATATGACGCACTAAAGGCACATCAACACTATCACGTTTTGTGATGTTCAAGTGCATCATAACACTTGCAACACCAATCTGGTTCATATCAACTAGAATCATTTTTTAATCTTTCTTCAGCCTCTTTAACTGATTTAGGAAATTTCTTAAGTACAATACTCTTTCTTACTGTGTTAAAACTTACTGTAATTCTTTTTTCACTTTGATTTTTTTCTGTCCAATGATCTGCCCAACTAGGAAATAATATCATCTGGCCAGATTTTACTGGTTTAGATATTATACCATTCGGCAAATTAAAAAACAAGGGCGAACTGTCTTCATCCACATATGGATAATATGCACCACTCACCACACTGCCTTCTTCTACATCCCAAGATTCTACATGTCGATGTTTAGAAACAATACCACCTTTACCAAGAATATTAAACCAACTTGCAGATATAACTGAGGATTCTAAAAGTGGTGATGTGTTTGAGTCATGAATATACTGGTTTATGCATCCTTGAATTTGTTTTGCAAGAGGTATTAGCCTGGAATCAAATAAAAATTCATTGTTAATATTGTAACTGCTCTTTCCTTCGACAAGATTATAATCTCCTGTCTTATATTCATCAATAACATCTAAACAAATTTCATTGAACTTACTTAGATTAAATTCATTTATTACACTCATACTTTCATATCAACTAAAATCATTTGATTTCCTTTGACACATGCATACAATCAAACTGTATCCTGTAGTATCCGTTGTTTTGAACTATAGACCAATTTTTTCTACTAATCTTTTTCTCACACGCCTCTTGTGTCATTGGTGTATTGTAAATATATTGGTTGCCTATGTACTCCCAACTTCCTGTAACATTTTGCCCCCACATAGAGAGGATCATTACAAATTCTTTCATATCATTTCCTAATCATTTATGGTATCTCTTTTCAACACACGTCATCATATATGCGTCATTTGCTTCTGGTTCTGCAAGTCTTGCAAACTTTTGTAACTTCTCAAAGTTTCTATCAATATAATCAGAACAATCTTCATAATTATTAAAAATCAGAGGCCGATCGTCTTGTTGGGTTATCTTTACAAAATCAGGGTACTGATAATTGGGGTAAGACATTATAACCAGAATTATTATCTCTTTCATACTTTCATATGAGCATTGAAGCTCATGCTTCTCCTTTCACCATCACAGTAAAACGGGTAAACAAAATGTTTCAAATAAGAAGGAAACAATAACATAGTGCCTACCTCTGGTTTGAACTTAACGTTATCACTTCTCATGTCTTGATTTTCACCATACATGAATTCAATCAATCCATTTGAAGGATAATGATCTTCATATTCTTTCTTTAATTCTTCTTCCATACCATCAGGAATTTTTAGATACACCACAGCAGAAATATCACCGCCATGATGATGATAAGGATTATATTCGCCAGCATATTGACTGACAATCCAACTATGAACTAAATGAATATTATCAACGGTAGGTTTTGTGTCACGTCCAGCCATCTTATACCAAAGATATGCTCGGTTCTTACTGATAATATAGTTCAGGTATTCAAGACATTTCTCACGCATAATCTTGAAAAGAAATTCTTTCTCATCCTTATCGGAGATAGGTATTTGAACTTCACTACTTACTTTACCAACAAGTTTGTGTGACCAATCCCACTTGGCAATAGACATAGAATTGCTTAATACATTGTCACCAACTCTATTGATGATATCAACAAATCTATTCGGTACTTGTGTTTCTAAAATTGTTGGACTAAACACCTCATGGAATTTACTCTGTTTCTTCTTCATTTTCATTCCGAAATTTTTTCAATGTGTCACCTAATCTTTCTATATCTAAAGTAAAGTTACGGGCCTTTTTCTTTTCTTCAGGCTTTACTTCTATGGTAAATGCTCGTATTAACTCAGACATTGGATGTTCTAAATTCATCTCTCTATATAGACAACTTCTGACAGACTCTATAATAAATCCAATGTCTCTTAAAAATTCTTCGCTGTCAATTTCAAATCCATTTTCATCAATAGAGTGAATCATTTGAATCATTAATCCTTCAGTTAGAGAATCACAGAACATTGCATTTTCTTGATCTTCAATGATCTGCTCATCCTGAAGAATGACTTCTCTCTTGGGTCTTGCTTTCCATGGCCCAGCAATTACATTATTTTCTTGAATCGGTTCTTCGCATATAGGCATTTAACTGCTCCTATCTGATTCAAACATTTCTTTAGTGTAAGTACAATTGATATCTGGATACCAAACACCTACACTTCGTTTAGGCATACCCTTATATGGTCCTTCATGATAATATGCCATAGCTCCACAAATAAATTCCATTTTGTGTTGTTGCCTTTCACCATAAAACAAATCGTTCCACACCCCATCCTTTAGATATGTTTGCATATTTCTTACATATCCTTCATGACCAATTCTACGGGCAGTAGCACCCTTAATCTTGCTTCTTTCGTTTCTTTTTTCAGCAGAAACAAGTTCTTTCTGTACCTTAATCCATTCCTTAACCTTATCAGGATGAAGTACATAATCCTCATCCAAATTATGTAGGGATGGATGAAGACCAGATTTACCATAATTGGGATTCTTTTTTGCACGAGCCTCTCGTGCCTTTTTGAGACGTTCAACAGCTGCTTGCCGCTGTTCATCAGTCATGGGTTTACGTGGTTTCCGAACCTTTTTTCTTTTAGAAGGATCAGACCAACCACTATTTTGTGTTCTTGCACGAATTTTTCTAGCCACCGACATAACCTTTTAGATAATGAGCCAATAAACCATTTAGGAGCAAAGTAAGACCAACAGCATTAACAATTAACAATGCACGGTCATTCCAAAGAATCGAAACAACGAACCAACCAAAAAGACCTACACCATGAAATGCAAGATTCCAAGGATATAAATTGTTTGCTGTCAAAAAAAGACCAACAATCAAAAATGCACTTGAAATCCACTTTAGATACCAACTTGGGCCACTTGTAGGTGTAACTGTTTTTGTTGGTATTTCATGAGTCTTTAATTCAATCGTACTAGTTCTTACACTAGTATCAGTATCCGAGCTCAATTTTCCTTTTCTCCAAAGACTTTAAATAACGTCTACGACCAGCAGCCTTTTCTAGTCTTCGTTTCTCGCCCTTTGACTTGAAACGTTCACGTTCTCGTATTTCTGTATAAAACCCATCTTCCTGAAGTTTCTTCTTCAGAATTCTAAGTGCTGTATCAACGTTACCATTACGAACATCAACCTTCATATTTTATCCTTACTGTTGTACACTGTGATTGACTCTCAACTTAAGAGTATCACCATACGGCCTAAATGCAGTACGTGTTGTGTAGGTCAAACCATTAAATGTGTATGAAACCAAATAACCATCAACAAAAGTTTTCTGTTGAATACGATAGGTTGTATTACAAACCACACGATTTTCATAATGAACATGTGATTGCTGAGCATGATTACCAGCAATCACTGCACCAATAACAGCACCGGCGGCAGTAGCAGCAGTGTTACCAGAACCCTTACCAATTTGATTTCCTAGAATACCACCAATAACTCCACCAATGATATTATTAGCGTTGAAATTAATAGAGTCACCATTTTTAGTTACAGGAACTAATTGCTGAGTACAAGTATTCACTGGAACACGAATTTCAGATACACTGTAATTCGGTTGTACATCTGTAATAGGCACTTCTACTATATCATTGTTGGCATAAGCCGCAGAACTAAACAACGTTGCCATGATTCCTGCCAAAATTGTCTTTTTCATCTATTTTCTCTCTAATTAGACTTCACAACATATAATCATTCTATCAAATTATAGGCACGATGTCAATAGTTTTAAGTCACTGATTTTTCTTAAGTTTTACCAAACATTTATCACCTTCTTCATCAATTTCAGTCTTAATATAGCCATCACGTTCCAACATGATTAACATATTTTCTATGATATCCTTTGAAGAAAAATAACGACCCCAAGCCCAACAAGCTCCCATAGAAACAAGTGCAAGCAAAGTATGTGTATATGCGTTCATCGTTTAATACCTCTTTTATATATGTTAACAAATTAAACGTTCTTTGTCAATAAAAAAGAGAAGTAAGACATAGAAATCCTAAAAGAACTCCAGCGCCTATTCCTATAACTAATGCCTTCAATAGATCCATATCAAACCATAAAGGTATGTTTCTTGTCGGCCCTTTAGTAAAATTGCGTGGTTTCATTTCGTCGTTGCTCTATAAACGCCGTCCCAATCTTCAGGGAGGTCTTCTTTTTGTAGCTGTTCTATTCTATCTCCCATCATGTCGTAATAATCTCTCATCATGCCATTAAACTCAAACTCTAGGTCATTGAGCCATCTTAGTGCTAACTGCCAAGCTTGTTTACGATAGAAGAACAAAAACTTCTCATGCTGTCTTTGTGCCATATCATAGTTCATGATGTTTATAAGGTTTTCATGAGTCCCTAAAGATGTGTAAATATTAACACCTTCTGTTTTACCTTTAACCGCAATTTTATCTAATTCTAATATTACAAATTCATCCTCCATTTCTTTGGCGGTTTCCTCGCCAAGAATTATCTTCATGCCATATTCTTTACTTTGTCCTTCAAGTCTGGCTGCAAGATTAACTGCATCTCCCAAACAACTATAGTCAAATCTTTGATTACTGCCCATGTTGCCCACGACTACATCTCCTGTATTTAATCCAATACCGATGTTTATAGGAAGAGAATTCTCTTTCTTCAGCTCCACATTTAAACCTTCAAGATGTTTTAGCATCTCATGAGAAGACTTAATTGCCAATCTACGTTGTTCTATAACGTCGAGTGGAGCATTCCAAAATGCCATTATGCAGTCACCCATATATTTATCTATTGTACCCTCATTAGTCATGATAATGTCTGTCATAGGAGTCAAAAACCTATTGATGAGCTTTGTTAATCCTTGTGGATCAGTTTTGAACTGCTCACTGATAGGTGTAAATCCTCGTATGTCACAAAACAATAATGTTAGTTCTCTTGTCTCACCTCCTAATTTCAATAGGTCTGGATTCTTCTGTAACTTCTTAACCATTGCCGGTGCAAGATAATGTTCAAACTGTTTTTTGATTTCCATTCTCTTTTTGTGTTCTTCCATAAATCTCAAAAATGCTGCAATTGACCAAGCAAAGAATATTGTAATTACAGGATAACTCCAATCCACCAAATAATCGTGTTTGGTGAAAAGATATGAACTTCCTTGAAATAAACCTATAGTGGCTGCAGGCATGAGTATCGCACCAAAGTACCAAGGTAGCAATAATACAACAACCATCAATAAGAGTGCAAGACCAAACGATGCACCCAATTCTGCAAGATTAGTCCAATATGGTCTAGTGATGTTTCTGCCTGTCATCATTGTCGCAACAGAAGCACCAATAAGATCATGTGAATAGATTACACCAACAGGCGTAGATACTGCACTGTCAAGGCCAGATGCTGTTATTGACACGATTACTATCTTGCCAGTCAGGTCTGGCAATTCCTCGTGCAATGCATGGACTGGAGTTTTCCATTTGAAGTCCAACCAGATATTGCCATGTGCATCTGTATCAATCATCTTAAATTTAGGTATGCGTAGTTTCTCAACGCCCGCCACACTTGTTTTCATTTGATACGATATGTCACCGGCAGCCATTCGTAATATTTCCATACTCATCGATGGATACAATTGATCTTCCACTGCAACCACCAATGGCATACGGCGAACCACACCATCCTTCTCTGGTGCGATAATCATCATACCTACACCATGTGATTTTTCTGCCAATAAAGGTATAGGACCGATTGCGCCTGGATACTGATATACCCAACCATTCCATGGCTCACCTACTGTTGCAACACCTCGTGTGACACCACTATTATCGTTCTGTGTGGTAGGTATTTGTCCTATGATAGTTGGAGTTTGACTAAGAACATCTGCTAGTGTTTCATCTCCACCAAATCTATCAGGTTGCGCAAAGAGTATAGGAAGCACTACCATACCCGCACCAGCCTCATAGAGTCGTATTATCTCATTGGATAATGTTTCTCTGTTCCATGGCCATTGACCTTTTTTCTTTAGAGTTTCGTTATTGATCTCTATCGTAACAAGATTATCCAAACTCTGCTCTGTTTGATTTCTTTGGTGTTGGTCTAATGCTTTGAGTCTTACCACATCAAGAAACCACGGGTCCACAAAACGAACAGTGCATAGAATGAGAATTACCGCAAATGATATAATCCATTTTTTCATTTTTTCGGCTCACAATTTTTGAAAGTTATATTTCCAACTTGATCTTTACAATATACTTCCTCTATTTTACTAAAAGTAAAATACTCTGAAATAATGTCTATCCATTGTTCATAACCTATTCCATTTAGATAAAACTCAGTTGAAAAATGTTCTTGAAAATCTTCTGGAGATTCTACATGAACGAATCCACCAAAATGGTCTGTTAAATCTACTCCAA